AATAACCTTTAATGGTTAATTGAAATACCGGATAAGGTAATGTAAAAAATACGCCATACCTTAATCTACTATCGGCAATTTCTTGATCCTCAGGTAATACATCGAAAAGACTAGCACCTCTTAAATCAGTAAAGGAAATATTAACTTGAGGGACTAAACTAGCACCATATTCTATATTAATAGAGTTAATACCGAATCCTTCTAACATTCCCTCAGAATCCTGTTGAGCAGAAGATCCACCCATATTAGTATAGTTGGTAGTGGCGTAAGATTTTTTTGTTGTTCTTTTTGTCCCATTTGGTCCTTCACTTACATCATATATTTCTTGTGTGGATTGGGTAGCAATAAAACTTATTTGTCCCTCCTCTTCTCCGGTTTGTAGTAAACTTTCACCAACACCTCTCTGTGTAGATTGAGCATATAAAGATATATATAAAAATAAGTCCTCTTCAGGTATTTTACTTCTACCAGGTGGGTTTGGGTCAACTAAAAATAATTTGTTTTTAGTTGTAACATTTACATCTTTATTTTGATCTTGCATAAAACTCTATTTTAAATACCATATAAATCATCATAATTTTTAACTGCTTGAATATATTGTTGTATACTATCTGTTAATGGAAATGGTATCCTAATTATTTCCCCATTAGGTATATTCTCTTCTACACCCCCATACCTAGGATTACAAAGTAATATTAACCACCCATAATAAGGGGAGTTATAATATTCTTGACTGAATTTATCTAATCTATCTCTGTCACTATTATATACTACAGTTTTATCACTTGATTTTGGATCAATAGTTAAAAAGGGAAGTGGTTTTGTTACTTCATTAATAACAAATCTGGTATATCTATTATAATAATTTTTTGACATATTTTTTTATTTAATTTTTACTAAATTTTCCATCTTCATATGTAAATTCTACTGTTTTTTTACTAGATGATTTAGCTTCGCTATAATATCCTGTCACTCTAAACATTAGTAAAGATTTACTTTTAAGTTTTTTCAATTTTTTAATGGATTTTTCTAAATCTTTTTCTGCTTTTCTTAAATTAGTGAGTGTGGCTTTATCATAGTTTCCTGCGGTTATGTCCGCTTTATAGGTATCTACAGATGATTTATATGACTTTTTTTCATCTTCTGCGTTTTTTATATCCGTTTTATTATTTTTTGCATTTTTAGCATAACCTCTTATACCATTACGAAATACATCTTCTACTGTTTCTCCATCACTTATGAGGTATATTTCAGAAGCATCTTTTTCTATTTTATTTTTTGATTTATCATCATCAATTTCAGTAGTACCTTTATCATCATTACCAATACTCTTTAATGTTTTATATGTTGTCTCACCAGAATATTTATAATCTACTTCCATCACAAGTAAATTTTGTTCTAATTCATAACCTTTATTAGTACCATCTAATGCTATAACATCACTAGGTAATAATTCCTCTGCTGGTGCACCTGACTCAGTAGGTGTTAAAGATTTAACTATTATATTCTCCGTGTCACATTCTATATCTATATTATAATAAGGTTCAAACGATTGTGTTGCACCACCGCCTTTTTCTGCCTCTTTTTGTTCAGGAAATCCTTCAGTTTTTAATGACTCTGTTAACCTATCTAAATTTACACCTTCTTTCACCTTTTCTTCTCCTAATTTAATTCCTGGTACTATTTTACCCCCCTCGGCAGTCAATTCTAAACTATCAGAACGAACATCATACATTTCTGTATTAGCGTAATAGTTAAAGGATAATGCGTTTTGTAATCTATCAATCGGACCTTGTAATGATTGACCACCTAATATATTAATTGACATAGTAATATTTGCCATCATAGGTTGTACTCCTATACCTGATGGATTTAAATCCCATTGTATTCCACTTCCAGCTTCATAAGTTATATTTAAAGAAGTTATACACACTTTAGTATGAATAAAATCACCAATCCTTAATATACATATTGGGGGTCTTCCAAAATTCAAATTTTGGGGTTTGAATTGGGCGTTTTTAGGTGAGATACTAGGTCCTTGTCTTAAACATTGATTTAAGAAAGTTAATCTAGTATTTAAACCTTCAGGTGTTGTACTATGAAAACCTGGATGAAAATATTTAATCTTTTCAGATATAGTGGCAAAATAATTTGGATAAAACTCATCAATGTAATCAAAATAAGAAGTTTCATTAATTATCAGGTTATCCACTTGTTGTGCAAATTCTGGATAATATATTAAATTACCTAAACCTTCATTTTTTACCTCCGGAGTTTTTTTAGTATCTTCAGAATTTACTTGATCATATTCTATAGTTACTTCTACTCTTTGATTGGAGATTGATTCATTATTTGTGGATAATGTATTACCCTTTGCAACTATTTTCTTTTTAGTATTCCTTTTTAATTTAGGATCCATATCATTAACTATCTCATCATAAACCTGTTTTGCTCTTTTTCTACTTAAGGTTTTAGCTTTACGACTACTCAGTTCCTTAGAGTCTTCTTTCTTACCCGCAAACCCTACACACGTAATTAGAATATTACCTTCTTCTACATCTATTTCTTCTAATAATGATAAAACTGATGGTGCTAAACCATCTGTATTACCCAAATCATTTATCTTAAATAAGGAAGGATAGGGTGGGGGTCTATCATCATCACAATCTCTAGTTTTCAATTCTTCTTCAAAACACACAACAAATTTCTTACTAACTTTATTACTATTATTTACTTTTTCCGGTTTTTGCAACTTAATTTTCTTCTCAATTTCTTTTTTGGTATTAGTATCAATATTAGTATCTCTATCTAACAAATTTAAAAATTCTTGTGGGGAATCGCAACCAGCAATAAATCTTTCGATAGCGTTAGTACGTTTTCCTCTATATCCATTAACTACTCTAGGGTGATCAACTAAAACTTTAAATCTCAATTGTCCGGTTCTGGTGGCATTATTATAGATATATAGAGGTTCTCCCCTTCCTATAAAGGGAACAGGGTTCCAATCCGCACTGGAGTTTTCATCGAAAGCCAACTCATAAGGAGGAAACCACATTATCCTTCCTTTATTACCTGTTAACATATCACCAGGACCAATTTCACTTAAAGGTAAATCTGGTAGATTATCCGTCCACGCTAAATTTTCTATGGATAACATAAATTTCTTAAATGTTGTAGAACCGTCTTCTTTTAGTGGGTGATATTTCGGTATTCCATTGTCTTGTAATACACTAAACGCTGCCTTTTCTTTAGTTGCAGAAAACCCTACTGCCCCACCAGGCTCTTCATCAGTAAATAAACCACTTTTTCTAATGGCATTTGCATAAGAATAATTATTCACTACTGTCCATACTCTACAATAATTACCATCAAAATCTGCATCTATTAATCCTGATTTACTAATTGCATTTCCCCTACTTATTAATCTCCCTTTTTGTTTATCTTTAAAAAATCTATCTGTTTGATCGATGAATACATTTTCAGATTGTTGAGTTACTAAATTTTGGGTTTTAAATAATAAAGTTTTTTCATTAAAATTATTTGTGGTTTCTTTTTCCCAACTGAATGTTTCATCAACTGTGGTTTCTTTTTGTCCTTCAGATTCATCACCTGAAGAGTCATTGAAATCTGAAGATGGAAATGGTTGTGCAATAATGGCACCTCTATTAGTACTTGCAGGACTACCAATGTAATATCTACTATTTGTTCCTTCTTCGGATGTCCCTACTAATCTACTATCACTATATTTTGGTCTAAATAAATTATTTTCAAAAGATGATAATAGTAACTGTATTTGTTCATTACTAGTTCTCGTCAAAAAATTATCCATTCTCTGTTCCGTAGATAAAGAGGGGTTAGCAGCACCTAAATCCATATTTAACCTATTCGCTAAATCAATGTTTTGATTATTTTTAGGTGAATTATTATATTCTTGCCAACCTATTGCATCATCTGAAATCCCAAGTTGGTCATTACTAAAAACACCTCTTAATTTATTAATGTAGTTGGGTACTACGATATCTTCATTAACTGGGGGTGTAATACTCCCTGTTTTAGTTAAAGGTTGTAATTCCTCTTCTATTTGTGCGATTTTATTCTGTATTGTGGTTGTAAGATATTGTGCACTTGATAATCCTAATAAGGTCTCATCATTTAAATCATATGCATTTGCAAGTTCTATTACATTATAGGGAAATTGAACACCAACATTTTTACCTTTACTTAAAAGGTTGAACCTAGAGGGTAATGCCCCATTTGGGTATTCACTTCTATCTACATCTTCGTTACCTCTACCAATTAAATTCAATGATGCACTTATTGCATCAATATAAGGTGTATATATAACTTCATAATTTGGGTATCCATTTAAGGGTTTAAATCTATTTAATAACAGATCATTTTGTCTTTCACTTTCACTACTTTCAGTTAATAATCTACCCTCAATTTTATTAGTGTTATAAGTGGTTTTAATATTTTCACCCGCAGTATCTGCAACATTAATAATTGTACCTGCACCATATGCCATATTGGCAAACTGACTATCTTTAATTCCATCAGAAATAGGGGGTGGTAAATTTCTCGCTAATAATGAGTTTCTAAACTCTTGAGTACTATACTCTCCTTGATGTTCAAGTATTTTATTATAATCTAATATTCCTGGCATTATATATCTTTATATATAAATATTTAGACCAGTACTTTTCAAGAAATAAATTACAAGAACTATATTATTTATAATATTATTATTATATTTGTTCTTGTTTTATATTATTTATTGTTCTTGTTTTATATTATTTATTGTTCTTGTTTTTTATTTTTAAATGTTCTTGGACCACCAGGATAAAGATTTTTAAAATCAAAGTAAAGGTCAGAATAGAAATTTATTTTAAGAAGTGGCATTTGTTGGGAATCCATCTTTTTCTTTACCTCCCTTAACAAATATTTGATCCCCAATTTTTTCTAATATTTTCGCCTTTAATACAGGCATTAATGTTTTTCCTAAATCATTTGCACTTAAACCATTTGCACCGTTTAAATTAACATTTATGTTAAAGTCAGGTATCTTAACTTCTCCACTAACATTAGAGTTTGATGATCCTAATGTTGAATCTAACATTTTATCAATAGGTCCACCTTTTTTTGCACCCATTACTGTATCAGGACCAACAAAACTCTGTACAGGTTGTCCGGGTCTTGATATAAAATCCTCATTGGGCCCCTTGGGAGTTTCAATCTTCTCTTTAAATGCTTTATCTTTATTTTTATTCGAACCTTTGTCTCCTAAACCAATTCCATTAAGTAGAGTACCCATTTTAATATCAATTAAATTTAATAATACTTTAGGGTCACCTGCTTCTATTGCAGTGATAATACTACTACTGAAAGATTCTATAGTAGTACTTAACCCAGTATCAAACTTCTCTAAAGCTTCAGGATCTAATACAGTCTTTATCTTAGTATTATTAGAAATTGCACCCACCACTTTAGATACAGTTTCTTGAAGAACTTTATCCATAGTTTCTCTAGTTTTAACTGTTCCTTGTTCAAGTTTTTGGTAAAAGTCTAACTGAACTGCAGCTTGTGCTTGCATTGACCGTAACATATTATCCAATATTTCAGTAGAAGTAAATGAATTTTTGGCAGTTTGTGCAATTGCCTCTTTTTCCGTCGCCGCATCTGGTGTGGAGTCTAATAAACCAGCAGTAATTGCCTCTTTCAAAGATGAAGTATCACCAACATCTATTTGTCTTTTATTACCATCTTCATCTTCCACTTCCACAACAAAACTTCCATTATCTCCCATTTTAGCCATACTGGCAATTGCATCCATTTGATTATCATCAAATATATCACCACCACCCATTGCTTCTTTAATATCTTTTAGTTTAGATGTTTGAAATGCCATATCGATAACTCTATCTTTATTAAGATTAAGTTTATCCGACATAAAATCTAATTGTTGGAGTGCTTCTGGAGGTAATTCATATTCACCGGTTTTTTCATTGAACTGAACCATATTTTCAGTCATAGACTGAACCTTCTTAGCTAATTCTTCTGGTTTATTTCTCGCAAGATACATAATCTCAAAAGGATCACCAAAGGCTTCTGCTATATCACCACCCATTAATTGTAACTCTGCTACTGCCTCTATTGCTTGTTCTGGATTATAAAATTGTTTTGCCATTCCTAACATTTCCCCAACATCTGCTCTCATAGACACTGCCAATTTAGCCATTTCTGTCATTGCTTTAGTACCACCAGCAAAAGACATTCTCTGCATTCCTGCAAAATTGTTTTCTAAAACCTTAACAACTTTTGTTGCATTTAACCCCATTTTCTGAGCATCTGAGAAAACATCATTAAGAGATTTACCCATAGTTTTAATATTGATGCCCATTAAGTCAAATCTTTCACTCATAGCACCAACTTCACCGTTAGACAAACCAATACCTCTCCTTAATTCAGAAAGTATTTTAATTTCATCACCAGTTAATAATTTTATTCTTCCAGATTCCTCTACCAACGAAGTCATAATTTCTTTTAAGTCGTCCGCATCATAACCCATTTTTTCCATGTAAACCATTCCGTCCTTAAAGTTTTTGGACATTTGTTTACTTAAGTTAACTCCAAGACCTAAATCTCTAGCAACCATTTTATATTCTTTGGCTAATCCTTGTGCGTATAGAAATTGTTCTTTAGTATTAGTGAGGTACGAACCAGTTGCTTTTAGAATATTGGTGTGTTGTTTAGACACATATGTAAGAACATTATGTTGATCACTTAAGCCCTTTGTGATCAAACCCTCCCAATCTGCAGTCTTAGCTCTTTGCTCATTTGCTTTAGTATACCCATCAATAACTTTTTTTTGTTTTTCAGTTATTTTTTTTAACGCTTCTATTTCTTCTTCCAGGCTCATATATTACATTTATATTAAAAAGTTTTAATTATTTTAATGAAGTTATGGTAATAACGGTATTTTCTTTAGGACTATTATATTTACCTACTTCATAAGTTAATTGTGCCATTATGTCTTGTGCAGAATCCATTTTAAAGTTTTTAATATACAATAAAAGGTTTGTATTTCTATCCATACCATTATTCCATAAACTTAATATATTACCTCTATTAGTTTCTTTAATAGTAACAATATTAAAATCATCCAAACCGTTAAATCTTGCTTTTACTTTTTTTCCTGTATCGACCTGCATTTCTAAATTTAATGGTTTATCAAACCTCACCCTTATTTTTTTATATTTATTACTTAATTCAGTATATGGAGAAGAATCTGGCTCTGAGGAATCCAACTTATTTACTGAATCATAATAATCATCGATACTTTTTTGATACATATCCAAGTCCAAATCCAATTCTTTTTCTTTTGGTTCGGTGATATTTTTAATTTTCTGAGTTACTTTATCTTCTAATTTATCTAAATATTGTGTTGGTTTTTTTACTAAATTTTTAATTTTCCTATCTATAATGTCATCACCACCGATATCTAATAAACCTTTTACTATTTGTGGCCCATATATTCTAATGAGTGGACCTATAATTTCATTGATTAGTTCTTTTTCCCCAGTTTGACTCATAATTTCTAAATTAATAGAATTTATTAAATCATTTTGTTCATTGAGTTTTTTATTTAAATCCATAATATTTGTCTTTTTATATAAATATTGGTTTTTTATAAAAAAATCATTCTTCTTTAGGAGATAATAAATTTAAAAAATATCTTCGCGAATAAGTGGGCATAGATAATAAGTCACTATACGTAAAATTACCATTTTTAACTAAAATAAATAATTCTTTATGTAAATAAGAAAGATAATCAGAGTTCAGGCCAGAAAAAAGATGTTGTGAGTGTAAGAAAGGTAGTAACGGATTCTCCCCCTGGAATCCTTGCAGTTGTTTTAAAATCGATACCTGGCTCTGCATCACTTACATATTTCATTAATTTTCTTACATCCATAATTCCTAAATTTTGAATTAAATTTCTATGATGTATTTTATCTCTATTACCATCTATTTCGGTAATCATTTTTTCTAAACGTAGAGTAATCGTAAAATCATCTTCAGTTTGTGTTCTTTCTTTTAATGTTTCATTTTCCTCTTTAATTAACTTTTCATCTTTACCTGTGAGAAACCTAAACTTAACATTTTTTTTACTATTAGGTAAAATAAAATCAAATTCACCATTTTTATCAGGATTAATAGTTAGTTTAAATTGGTTTAATTTTGTTAAATCTATCTCTCCCTCAACCACTTTACCATCTTTATTTGGTACTAACTGGGAATATACCTCACCAAAGGCAGTAGTACGTAGGAATATTAAAATCGCCATTCTATCCCCCTCTAACAATTCTTCAGTAGAGAAACCTAAATCTTTAACTTTCCTTTCTAAGAGAATATCAAGTGCCTTTCCCGACCTAATTAAATTAGGTGAGGATAATATATTTTCATCTAACGCATTAAGATATTCTACTTTAACTGTATTTTTTTTATTAGGGTATAATAATCCTTGTGATGGTAATTCAATAACATCATATGGTACTTTATATTCTTCTGGTACATATCCGGGATCAGTAAATTGCTCATTTAATTGATTCATAATTTTATTTTTTTATAAAAAATAATGTATAAATCAACCAAAGTAAACCTTTAATTCAATTATTATTTCTTTTTTTTCTTGTTTCCAAACAATGTCTTTCCATCGACTGTTTTTGAGTTATTTACTTCAATATCTGCCCCTTTCATCATCTCTAAAAGTTGATTAGTAAGTTCCTTGAACTCAGCACAAATTTCAGGATCCTTAGTTTTGGCACATTCCGCACCCAATCTTTTTAATTCCGCCTGCATCTCTTTGGAGTTTTTTAAATTTGTATTAAATTTCTTAATAGGTTCTAATTGTGCATCTACTTGATTTTTGATATTAGTGCCGGTACTGTCTGCTTCGTTTTTAAATTGTTCGTATTGGTCTTTTGCACCCTTTTTCGTATCAAAAATCCATTTCATCAGATCTTTTTCCTTAACATCTTGCCTCCTTTGAGTATATGTCTTTTCTTTTTGAAAAATATTAAATAGTGTAAAACCGTTATCATCACATGCCGCAATATAAAAAGCCCAATCAGGAACATCACCATAAGGTTTAGTTCTAACTTTAGGTTCTTCAAATACATATTTAACAACACCATCAACATTAACTTTTTTTGTTTTATATGGATAAATAAAATCTTCCCATTTTGTTAGATTTACTATTTTACCGGTTCTATCCCAACCAAACCAAGATTCTTCCACACCTTCTTTTTTCCCAGCTTCTGCAACTCCCTTAACAAACTCTTCAAACTTAAAGTCTTTAAATTTTCCATCTTTATCCCCTTTTCCATTTAAAACATCCTCCATTTGACCTTGTACAGTATAATCACCTTCACCTGATGTGGGTATATCTTTAAACCCAAAGGATGATGCATCATCTATTGCTTTGAACATACAAACAGTTTGATATGAATCCCATATCTCTAGATTAAATATTCTCTTCATCGCCCACTCTATTCCGTCCGCCAACCAATGTAAAGATCCCATCAAAAACATTCCAGTACTTACCCAAACAGTTCGTGACCACTTTCTTGAAATTTGTTCAATACTTTTTATCCCTTTAAAATCACCACCATTTTTAATAAGTTCATAAGTATATTTCCATATTCTAGCTGGTATATGAGTTACGTCATATAATGTTTTAAAATTTGCAAACGGTATTGAATCGAGATTATGAGTTCCCGCTAAATTAATAATAGTACCTAATTTAGTATCTTTTACATTGAACAATGGAGTCGAAAAATACTCCAACCAAGCTTTAAATTTACCCAGGATGTTTGCGAATGCACCTATTAATTTTGCAAACCTTGGGTATTTTTGCATCCATTTCCCAAGTGATTTAGTGAATTTACCCAAAATTGCTTCACCGTATCTTTTTGCTGCCGCCCTTCTTTTAATTAATCTTTTTTCCATTTCGGCATATGAGTCTATAATTTCCTCTCCAAGATCGTCCACAAGTTTCATATTTCTAGTATATCCCTCTTTTAACAATACAAATTCATCTTCCATCTGTTTTATAATTTTACCGTCAGGATCGATGAGTTTAAGTATATCACCATAATTATCCTCAATAATTTTAACTACATCTTTAGGTGATGCACCCTCAATTAATTTTGGGTTCGATAGAAGTTCCTCAATTTTTTTAACGGCATCATCAAATGAATCTCGCACACCACCGGAAGCAGATAATAATTCATCAATATGTGCCTTTACACTTTGCTTAACACCCCTAAAGTTAAATTCAATATCATCTAATGACTTACCTTTGTATTTTCGATTTCTTGATAAGGTTGTCCCTATAACATCATATATAGAGTTTGACCAATCATCAAATAATTCTCGTCCTACCATCTCCGCATTTTTATTAAAATATATATCTACTATTAAGTCTTCGATTTGTTTAGGATTTTTTGTTATGAATTCACTATTTTTGGCAATTAATTTTACTAATTCATCCGCATTTTTTGCTGGAATACCTTTTAGGGATCTAGTTAACGACATTAATGCCTCTATTATATCCCCACCACCAGTACTTTCGAATAAGAGTCTTTTATTTTCTGTAAACTCTTCTTTACTAACGCCAACTTCGTGTAGCATTATCGACTTCATTCTATCCATTTCTTTTTTTACTAAATTACTCATATTCTTTTTTTTAATTATTGTGATCCACCAACGCATCAAATTTATCAAAATCGTAAGAAATTTCTTGCTTTAATGCTTTTTTTGTAGGGTGGTATTTTTTACTTTTTATTTTATCTACGCTATTGTCCCCTATATTATAATATAATTTTTTTACTTTTTCTACATCACCTCTAAATTCTATATGGTCAGTTTGCCATTCCCATTTACCTTTTACATAAAGTTTAGTTAGTTTATGGTCCTCATTACCTATTCTTACTGAAAAAGGATCATAGTAAGTTTTAGTCATTATATAATCACCATCATCCCACAATGATAAATTAATATAAAAAGGGTCGGTATTGGTATTAGATTTATAACCTATTGAAATAGCACAACCATAAGCACCATCTTTATAAATTTCTACACTACCTAGTCCTTTGTTTTGTGCAATATTCTTTATATTATTCCACACATTATTATAAAAATCACCGTTTTTACAACCCTCATTATCTATAACAGTATTATTATCACTCTTTTTTACATAATAACCATTTTGATTTAAATACTTAGCCATATCATTTTGGTTGCAATCATCACAATCTGCACAATCTTCATTTATTAAATTACCATAAAGTCTTTCTTCAGTAAATAAAGATTTAATTCTTTTTATTTCATTATCTAAACTCATTTTCAATCCAAATTAAGGTCAAGATCATCATATGCCCCAAAATCATCTAAGATGATATTCACATTTTGTGATTGTCTGACATAATCACTTACTTTATTTATTTTTTCATCTGAATGTAACCAGATGGCCGCATTTTCAGTTGTTGTCATCCCCACCGAAAACATTTCTATACAAGCACTGAAATAATCAGAACTATTTCTTCGTTGTGGGTTAGTTGCTTTACACCATTTTTTCATTACTTTTAATGATGCACTACAATTAGCAGTTTGCCATTCATTTTCTTCTCCCTCACTAAAAGATTCTTTTCGTATATAAACACCGGATTCATCATTGGGGACATCGTTATTCATAACTACTTTATATTGATAATTACCCCCCGCATCTACGTCAATACCATTCTCATTTAAATTCGCAAAACTTTGGTCACTAATATTTTTTACTTTCAATTTTCCTGGGTTAGATGGTGTACAATTTTTTTCAATTTTTAGTCCTAATTTAACCGCAGCTTTATTGTGTTCAACCATTACTGCATGTGATAAGTTATATTCTGAAAGGTCTGCTTGTTTATTTCTTTCCTCTAGTGGTTTATCTGCAAGTAGTGTTGCATAATGATTAAGTAATTGTTGTATCTCTTTTTCAGGTACACCTAATTGTCTAAGATAACCAGTAAATTGTAATGCTTTAGCACCAGAAAATATTGATACGAATAGTTTTCTCTCAAAAGAACTAATTGGTGCAATATGTTCAAAAATTTCAGCATAGACTTTTTTTGGTAAAATATTCTGAGTAGCCTTTTTTACTAATTTTCTATCTCCCCAAGATGGGTGCATCTTTTTAAGTTTTTGATATTCCGCAGTTATTTTTTCCATATCTTTACGAATTACTTTCATTTTTGCGAAATCTGTTTTCTTAAAATTCATTAATTTACGTATATACGATTCTGTTTCCGAAGAAGCATTTTTTAGTTCCTTACGAAGGTAGTTTTTCAACGCCGCTTCTCCATTTTCTGCCCCAATCTGAGTTGCCTTGGTAGTAATTGTTGTCGTTTCATCTAAAGTCTTCCATGATGCTTTAAAACTACCACCAAGTAATTTAGATAATAATGCACCCCCTACAAGTCCTAAAGTTCTCCAACCCGCTTCACTCATATCATCTTTTGCCACTGCATTTATTATTAATACACCCTCTATTGTGGTAGCAATTCCCCAAGTCAATGGTGTAGGTATACAATATAATATTATAGCGGCTAAATCTAACCAGTCCTCCCATGTCCAAGTTTTTAACCATTCATAGAAATCTATTCCTGCCTTCTTTAAATATGACCCCAATTCTTTGAAACCTAATACAACATCAGAATAATTTTGTGGTGTTGTTAATGTTTCCCCCATCAAGTCAAGTCCTCTCAGTGCTTGTTGCAAATTGTTTGGATCACTCACATATTTCCCCGCTTCTTTGAAACCATCAAAAGGATTTTCTCCGAAAGCTCTTTTTAGGTCTCTCCATATATAAGGAATATCATACTTTATTACATCATCTGACCACTTGTTCCAAGGTTTCCCTATATTTTCATCCATAAATCCAAAAAGTCTATTCACTTCTGTTGGTACGTGAATTTTTTGTAGTTTTTTCCATCTACTCTTTATAGCCTCAACATCCACATTTAATACGGGATTATGAGTATAGGTAGTTTTATGAAAAGGAGTTCCACCACCTGGAGACATAGATTGACCCCCAAAACTTTGTTCATTAAGTAAAAGTCTCTCATACTGAGACTCGGTAATAAGAATAGTTTTCTTATTATTATTAAGTAAATTATTATATTGGAATTCAGTTATTAATACTTTCATAATTAATTCTCATATTTACCTACAACTTGAATTTCTAGTCTTTTAGGTGCTCTATTATCCTTTAAAATAACTAAATTTTCAATCTCACTATAACCCATCTCATCCATTATTTTATTTTCTATTCTACTCTTAAGACTACTAGGAATTTTCCAGTCATCACCGTCTTTAAACGCAATTTTATATCCTCTTTTAGCCTTAATTATCCATTTATTTTTACTACCTTTTACTAATTTCAATGCAGTAGCACGATCAGCAAAAACCCATTTAGGTTCTTTTTTCTTTTCTTCTTCGGTATCTTTTGAATCATCAAGCTCAGGCTCTTTTGCTACATATTCTCCATATATTTTAGTAAATTGATTAATAAATATTTTATAATCGGAATTCTTTTTTAATTTATCACTATTAGTTTTAATACAATATTGTAATTGTTTAACTCTCTTAGCGTCTACATCAGTTTTATCGTCAGTTTTTATTTTTCTAATAAATGTTTCCATTTCTTTTTTAGATACCTGTGATCCAAAATCATCTACTAAATCCTTTAAAAGTTTTTTACATTGACCGTATCTTTTTTCTTTTTTATTTAATCTTGTCTTTTCTTTTGGTTTATAATATTTTTCAGATTCTTTGGTTGTAGGGTTAATGGGACTTTCTAAATAGGCGTAATTCTCTTCGTCCATTTTGTGGTTTTTATCTACAATTTTCCATTCATTACCATCAGCATCTGCCACTAATTTTTCTTCTTTAAATTTTTTATATTTTTCTTCTATGGCTTTTTGGTCTTCTATGGCTTTGGCACGTTGTTGTTTTACCGCGTCTTTTATTTTATACCACTTTTTTCCTGTATTATCTTCTTTTACGTCATAATCATCCACTTTTTCACCCTCTGGTAATTGATCTCCATAACCTTGTTTTTCCAACTCCTCTGCAGTAGGTTTTGGCGGTGTTTTTACTGTCTTTGCAACATTCCCATCTATATTAGTATTTCCTTCTTCAGTAGATGGATCTTGTTCCATTACTAAGTTACCGTATAATCTTTCATCATTGAATAATGACTTCATTCTGAATGTTTGTTCGTGTAGTGTATTAAAATTTTTTTTCATAATAAAAAAGTTTTTATTTATAAATATTAAAAAGCAAAGAAAAAGCCGCATATAGCGGCTTATTTATAATTTTTTTATGTGTTACAATAAAATTAGAATACGTTTATCGCTCTATCAAATCTAAATCCAACACTTATGGTTGCTAATTCGTTATCTGAATAACCTAAAGAACCAAAGTCTGCATCGTTAATTTGTGTACCCTGTAAAATCCATTTTTGTACTACTACACCTGTTGGATCTAACATTTCTAATTCCACATCTTTTTTATACCCTGCCGCATAACCTTGTCTACCAGTAACTGATTCAGAATGTAGTCTTACCCATTCCATTAATGCTTGAGTCGCTGAAGGACCGATTGGATCTCTAAATTCTACTGTTATAGAATCCCAAGTAAATCTACCTGCAACAAACGTTGAGGTATTTAAAAAAGGTATTTCTACTTCAGAACTAGTATATTTTGGTCTAGAACCAGTAGATACCCACCATTCTTGAATACCTAATTCATCAGGAAATCTAAAGATAAACCTATTTTTTCTTAATGGTTCATAAGGAACCGGCATTCTCATTAATAAATCTGCCATAATTTTATTTTTTTATATTGTTGTTTTATTCTTTAATTATAAATATTCAGTTTTTGAAAAAAACATTATTTTTTAATGATAATTCTTTTTTTCTTTGGGTTTTTTGGGTCAGAAGTATCATAAACTAAAAAATTAACTTCTGGGTAAAGAGATTTTAATTCCTCTTCTATATATAATTCCGCACTTTCAATATTACCTAAATCATCGTCACTAAACCCAATACTAATTCCTTTATATGTGGGATCGTTTTTTATTTTTTTTACTGCGTTAACCACTCTTTCCACAAAACTTTTTAATGCCATCATTTTTCCCACTTCCGGATTAGTAGTTGTAGTATCTGCATCAAAATCTTTAATAAATTCTGTAGAGGTAACAGGATAATAGTCTTGTAAACTTAAATACTCATCAATAGAAGTACCATGAAGATTAGATAACATCATTTCTTTTTGTTTGTCCGTTAATATGGTATCAATTATTAATTTGATGCCTTCTTTTATTGCATTAGGGGGATTTCCACGTGCAGTTATAATAGAAAAGTCGTTACCATACATTAAAGCTTCTATAAACTTATCAAAACTAGGTCCAAAAGACTTTTTCCGTAATGCTTCTTTCGTATCTTTAATAAATGATCCGAAATCTCTAAAATCCTTAAAAGATTTTAATATACTTTTATCCACATACCTATAAAGACTACCAATATCTTTTCTTACCTCTCTAAATTCTTCGGTTGAGATTGAAACCGGAACCCATTTACTACCCACTTTCTTTTCTAAATATATCTGTGTTGGCATAAATAATATATTATCATCCCAATCAAAAGAGTATGCTCGCTTTTTAAATTCCATTAATAAACCTTTTTGTCTTTGACTTAATTTTACTCTCATATTAATAAATATTTATACGCATAAAAAAACCCACAATATGTGGGTTTAAATAACCTATAGTTTTTTTTTAATTCATTAAAGGACTACTTGTTTTTTCTGCAACACATAAAGAAATTGGTTCTAATTTAGATAAAATGATTTGTAAATCTTCATATTCCATTGCCATACCACACTCTAATGCTTTTGTGGGGTCTTGTTTTATAATCAGTTCAATACATTCTGCAGGGATACTTGCAATATCTTCAAGAGTGGTATTTTCCATAATACAACCCATAACTATCTTTTGTAAATCATCACCGGTTTGTTCATTTAAAACCCTTTTATTTGCTTCATTAATTGCTTGTCTTTTTAATTTTCCTAATCTACTCATTTTTTTAATTTTAAATAAGGGGGAATAACCCCCTATTATAGTTATTATTAAATATCATCAAAGTTTGCCCCAGTGTTAGTAATATTAAATTCAATATTAATATATTCTAACGTTCTAGTTGGTTTGATGAATATTCTACCATTTAACTCATTTCTATCAATAGACTCAGGTGTATCATCTAATACAACTCTAAAGTCAGTTAAACCTCTTTCTTTTCTAATGTTATCTAAGATTGGGTTTACTAATGATAGGAATTGATTTCTTACTACTTCGTCATTTTGTTCGAATAGTAATCTAATAGAAACTGCAGATATAAGTTTTCTCGCTTGAAGTAATAATCTTCTAACATTAATTCTATTTAATGCCGTTTCTTTTTCTTGTAATGTTTTATTACCCCATATAACAACACCTACATCGGAGAATGTTGCCATTGGATTTAATCTACCCTCATATAAAGTATCTCTTTGATCTAATGTTAGTTTAACTCTCGCTTTAATTGCGTTTGTCGTACCCCTATTTAAACCGGCAGATGCAAACCAAGGGAATGCAACGTTATCGGTTAAGGCAATATTTCTAACCACCTCTAATGTTGGTGGTAACCAAACATATTGGTTATTTTCTGTATCATTCATTTGTAACCATGGCCAGTAAGTGGCAGAATAGTTACTATCAATTGCCGAATCCTCTACAAATGATACTGCATCTGATGCGGACATCGGTTGTCCACCACTATCAACATCTGGTGTAGTAATGATGTATAATGAATCTGCTCTATCAGTTTCAATCATATCTATACCATTTTCTACTAAGGATGTTTGATCAATTATATCTAACCCTGGAGATGCAAAAACATTAATATTAACGGATTCTGGATTATTATAAGTATATAAACCATTAAGGAAAGAATAATAATCAGATGTGTTACCTATATCACCTTCACTTGTTGTTGAAGGGTAGAAGGTATTAACAATTTCTCCTTGTTTACCGTCTGTCCCATTAATAGTGTAAGAATCACCATTTGTTCTATTTTCTCTATAGATATCCCAACCATCATACCCACCATAAGAAGTGAATGTGAATTTTCTTGCGGATAATCTTTCATATGGTCCGTTTTCTAAACTATTATCAGTAGTAAATGCTGAAACACCAACCTGAAGTTCTGGTACGTATACCGAACCATCAGATAAATCTATTTCGGCACCATTTGCATTAACATCTAAATGGAAACCATCTGTTTTACCTGTCCACTCATCACCATTATAATTTGGTATTGGTTGAGAACTACCTTTATAAGTGAAGAAATCTTGATCAACACCTATTTTAGAACTTAAACCTAAGTAGGTTCTTCTTAATTTACCATTAGATATACCTGTTTGGTATTCCGTATTATATTCTATTTGTGGTGGTAATGCATCTCTATTTTCACCATCATAGTCTCTAGTAGTTACACCCTCAAATCCCGCAGGAAAAGAAGTCTCAGTGTTTTCATCACCCATAACCACCATAATATATTTACTCTTTAATGGAAATTCACCATCTAAAGTACCAATCCTACGAGCAACATAACCGTTACTAGTTGGTTCCATACTTAATCTAGAAAATTTCTCTACAATTGAAGGATTTTCGTCAGTATCGTAAAAATTTCTTACTAATAAGTCAAAAGTTCCTGAATCTGGTTTAATATTGATAATAGAAAACTTAACATCTTTATTTGCATTATCACCATCAGAAATTGTTCTGAATTTAAATAACCTCTTCAAATTAGTTCCTTGGAGTTGTGATAAAACCCAAGGAGACTCAGCCCAACTCCATTGACTTTGATAATTTTCTAAATTAGTTGGTATTCTTACAAATGTAGTTTTTAACCCTCTTATTTTACCCGCCACATTTAAATCATTTAGACAGTTACTGTACAAGTCCCCAACAAATAATTCACTGTTACCATCTTGGGGTGACAACCCTAATACACTCTCAATATAGTTCTTTTTAGTATTATCTAATGACACACTATAAGAGAATGAATTACCTGCACTACTTGTACCGGTAATTGTAAAACTCGCTAATGGGTCAGTTGTGATTGACGTAGTATCTGACATTTCCGTATCCGTACTACCTGTCACATCAAAAACTAATTGTTCATCACCATCATAGTCACCACGAGATCTTATAGTTGCGATAACACTATCTTCTAATTCCGTAAAACAACTTGCAGTATATGTAGTAACTGTACCGGTAGTTGTACCGGTTACAAATCCAGTACCACCACTTCCCGTTGTAGTTACCGTTAAATCAAAAGTTGCTCCCGAAAAATCACATCCAGTTTTAATGTATTCTGGACTCGTAATATCAATAGTCTGTCCAGTACTTAATAAACCTATACCTGTAAATTGATCAGATATCGTCCCATCGTCATATAATGATTGTAGTAATGAATCATCAAAAGTCATACTTACTGGGGTACCTGCCGTAGTGGCAGAAAAGATTGACCCTCCTGTGGATGCAGTTGTTATTTCTGTTTCTGTAGAACTGTCAACCGCAGAGTCTAATGTTATTGACCATGCTGGTCCTGCATCATACCCTGAATGTCCTAACACTCTACTAACATATAATTGATTAGTTTGTGTAAGGAATGATTTAGCGATATAATTTAATTCATATTTGTGATATCCCGTATCTTTAAATTTTTCTGCGTTTAAAGAACCGAAATATGATGTAAAGTCATCATAGTTTGAAATGAAGACTGGCTCAAATGCTGGTCCTTTTGGTGTTTCCCCTAATAAACCTAAAGTAGTAACCCCTACTTGTCTAGTTACGAAGGTTAAATCTTTTTCTGATGTATATACCCCAGGACTTACAAAAATTTTACTTGTCGATGCCATTTAAATTGTGTTTTAATTTCTTTTATTATTTAATTGTTTTTTATTATAAATATGCGTGTTTTTATGAAAGTATTTGTTTTCTATTATATAATAGAAAAATAGTATGACAAAAATCTTACTTTTATCATACTTATATAAAAAACACTATGAAAAGGACTAAAAATCTTAAGATTACTCCTACCACACATTCTATATTAAAAAAGTATTGTGAAGAAAATGGTCTAAAAATGTTTGCCTTTGTTGAAAAATTAATCCGAGACCAATGTTCACCCAAAAAAGATATTTATGGTGATATATAAAAAAAAAGAGGGAGATTACTCCCCCTCTTTTAGTGTTTAAATAAAACTTAGTTACTTATAAAATTAACTTTAATTTCCATTTGGTTATACACCTTTTGGAACAAAAGTAATCTCATACCTTTCAATAGCCTTCCCAATATTAATATGGAAATTAGTCTTTGAATCATCTTTAAAACCCTCAACCTCTATCCATTCTGCAATACCATAATCATTCCAAAAATAGTGTCCAAATTCGAAATTACCTGGTTTTGCTTGGTTTAGTCGTAGATTATGTCCTCCTTTAAATGTTAATAAACCATCTGGAGAAACTTCGGTATCCCAACTAGATTCTTCACCTAAACTGTTAGTGTACTTAACTGTGTACGAACCTTTATCCTTACTAACAAAGTGTTGTATTTCAAGTACAGGTTCTTCACCTACTGGTTCTTCACCTACTAGTTCTTCACCTACTAGTTCTTCACCTACTAGTTCTTCACCTACTAGTTCTTCACCTACTGGTTCTTCAACAACTTCATCAGATGGTTCTTCATCTGCAGGTTCTTCAACAACTTCATCAGATGGTTCTTCATCTGCAGGTTCTTCAACAACTTCATCAGATGGTTCTTCATCTGCAGGTTCATCTACATTATCCCCTATACCGTCTCCATCTGTGTCTGTATCTTCTGAAGGGTCCAATGGGAATGCGTCAAAGACATCAGGTGTTCCATCTCCATCACTATCTGGTAAATCAGAAATATTACCTTTACCCTTCGGTTCTTCACCTGCTGGTTCTTCACCTGCTGGTTCTTCACCTGATGCAAAAGTAGTTAAACATTCTTCAATTGATAGTTTTCTTTGAATAGCTTTCATTTCATCATTTTTTAGATTTGAATATATCTCTATACCATCAACATCTGGGCCTAAGTCATCTTGTGTTATTCCTCTTTCTTCAAACCAGTTTTGAACGTCTGCACCATATTTATCAACTAATGCAGTTGCTGATTTTAACTCAGTTAATAGTGAATTAAAATCTTTGTATTCATTACAATCAAATGCAAATGGATCTACACCTAATCCAATAGCTTGAAGGAAATTTTGAATTGAATCATCATCAGCACCATATGCTAATAGAGCTACGGTGAATTGAGATATCACACTATCAATTCCTACATCTTGAATATTAGAATAAGTTGAAGTTAATGGGAATACTATATCCTCCAATAACATATTAGGGTCGAACTCCCAATTTTGATAACAATCCACTAGTATATTTGGATCCCATG